ATCTAATTCAAGATGTCTACACAATGTTTTACTGATGAATTTGTTCATGCGGATGAGTTGGTTCTCCCCATTGGTGAGGGAGAAGCACTTTCCGCATGCCAGATCAAGGCTGAAGCATGCGACATCGTTCAATGGGTTACTGATCGTTACGCCCGCGGCGGCAGGTCGCGGAACGATCGCCAGTTTACCTATGTCGGAATGGGAGATGTTCAGGATGGCGAGTTCACAGTTGTTGGTGTTCCGTCAGAAGACGGGGTTCTTCCTTCAGTCCCTATAACTCGCGCTCCTTTTATTCCCGTTAGGGGGAATAACCAGGAGCAGTTATTGAAGGGTCTGGAGTCCTTAGATACGGGGAAGCAAGAGAAATCAGGGAAGAGGGGAGTGTTTGACAGGAGAGCTGAGAGGTTACGGGGTGCGGTCGCTAAGGCTGCTGCGTTGAAGTCACCGTCCTTCCATATAATGGCACATCAGTTGCCGTTCACATGGGGTTATAGGAGCCGGGCGGTGACCGAGGAACGCGGTCTTACTGGTCAGTTGTTGCACACGGTTCGTGTGATGACTGCTATGCCAGGATACCCTGAGACTGCAAAGGCTAGCGTGCGGGAGGCTATTGATCTTGGTGATTTCACTGAGCACAATCCCGACACACTGCCCGAGCGGTTCTTGGAGTATGTGCATGAACGCACTCCTGAGTTCGATGAAGAGTTGTCACCCGTTTTTGTTACGGCTGCACAGGTTATGCATGCAGTCTGGGATCAAGCGGGCATTAAGGCGAAGGCTAGACACTTCGCCGACATTAATCCGGCGACACTCGATTCATTATTCACCTCAGGCAACGCTGGAGAGTATCGGTTGTCCGGCGTTGAATCACGCCGCGATCCGCGCATGTTAGAAATGCTGTCAGGCCACTTGCAGCGTTTCCAAAGTGCCGGGCGCAGTGTGTTCAACGGTAGAGCCGTGCCGTCCTGGGTCGATACCATTGACCACGTTGTAACCAGTTTCGGCAAGACCGAGGCGAAGGCTGCGAAGATGGTTGACGGTGTTAGGGTACCGCCGGTGCCGCGGTTCATCTTTAATCCGTCGCCGTGCCAGTACTCAGCCGGCGCCTTCCTGCATTCAGACATGTCCAAGTTGTTGCAAAAGCATGACCCCACTCATGGTCCGGGATTCGGACCTGGTCGTGGTCATGCCCGCAAATTCCTGAAGATTGCAGAACGTGCATGTCCTCAAGGGACCACCTTGCGCGACGGCTGCCAAGCTATCATGTCGGACATCCAGAAGTGGGATGCCAACATGAGTGAGGCCTTGCTCGTCGCTGCATTTTGGTGCCTTGAGTCTTTCGTTGACGTGACCGACCTGTCAGGTCCTGACAGGGCGGCCCGCCAAATGATGTGTCGCTACGTGGAGAGGACGTTACGTGAGAAGGTGCTTGAGCATCCTGCGGGTTATCTCGTTAAGATGTTCGGCTGCATGCCGAGTGGCAGCTTCTACACGTCGCTACTCAACACTATTGCGAATGACATGTTGGCAATTGCTGTGCTGGTACGCGCTCTCTCGCGTGCCGGACACGCTATTGACGTCGATGCAATTGCTCGGTCAGCAAGCCTGAACCTGATTTCTTATGGAGACAACCAGCTCATCATTGATGAACTCTTCACGGAGTTCGGCCTGTCATATGATGCAAATGACCACGCGGACCTTTTGGCGCGCGTGGGCATGAAGCTCAAAATTGATGAGACTGAGGTCACAAACAAGCTGAGTCGCGTGCGTTTCTGCTCACGGGCAGTTATTCGCACGCCACTAGGCTTGGTCGTGACTCGCCAACATTCCGACGTGGTGCTCAAGATTGCGGGGCGCCCAACTGCTAATGCTATGGACGACAAGTTTTACGTGCGTGCCTTGATGGCGGACTACCTCGGCGTAGATCCCATCGTGCATGACATGCTGATGAAAATTGATCGTACCATAGCAGTGCAGCCTGATGCCGTTCAGGGGTCGAAGCGTCACCGCTCGACTTTGGAGTCCGCAGCAATGCAAATTTATAACCGGAAGGACGATGCCGCGGTCATGGCAACTGCGTATCTGATGAGTTCGAGCGACATTGATCGTCGCATGTTGTTAGAGCTCACCAGTCCCAAGTCAGCCGAGGAACCGGAGGCCATAGTCGCGCGAGGTGACCGCCAGAGGCGGAACTCGACGCGACTACGGTCGTCATTGACGGTAGGGTATCGCCATCGCGAGCCCCTACTTTCCGGCCCGGCGGTCTGGCTGGCTGAGATAGGCCCACAGGAATATCTCAACTACCTGGTGGAGACTGACCAGGTTGGTGTTATTGCGTAGTAAGTACCGTGTATGCTTGAGGGGTAGTTGCGACACGGGGAGGAACGCCATGTTCTCCCC